TCTTAACCCATGCCGACGAATAATAACGGCCTACATACGGATCAATTTGATTAGCTGTTGAAATACGCTCACGCATAATTTCTGCATCACGCATTTCGGTAAAGTTATTGTCTTTCTTAAAGTCATAATAAATGGATTCTTTAAATTCTTCCCATTCTTCAACAGTACAAATACCTTTTAAAGACAATTGAATACGAAGAGCATCATCAAAAAGACGAGAAAATTTATTACGGAGTCTAGCAATAAATTTACTAAATTTAACTTCATCACGGGTAACTTCTGTGACTCTACCAATACCCATAATGCCACCACCTTGAGGATCAAGACGAGAGATTGGCACATTTAATGCATTCAATAGTTTCTTGTGGAAATATAAAACATCTTCCATCTGGCCTAAGTTTTGTCCAGCTGGTAATGTAGTAATCTCAGTGCCTTTACCACCTTCACGACGAGGCAACCAAAAATCTTCTAACATTGAAAGATGTTTGCGCTCATCACGAATCTCACCAGTGTTAGCATCATAAACCAACTTGTTACGATACTGAGTCATAATAGAGCGCATATATTGTTCAGCTTTACCTTTTGGTAAGTTACCTACATCAATATAAAATATGCGGCGTTCTGGTGCTCTTGATAAACGGTAAATAACAACCGCATCTTCAATCATTCTTAACTGATTGAGTGGCTTAATTGCTTTGTGTAGATAAGAGATAACAAAGGTGTTCTTTGCATCCATTAAACCAGAGTTAACATTTAATATTGACTCCGGTGCAATTCTTAAACCTTGGTTTACACCTGATGTGTATGTTTGTGTTGTTGTACCACGGTCATTATAAACATAATATTCGGCTATAGATTTAATAATTTGAGCACCAGTTTTTGGATCTCTTTCTTTTTGAATCTCACGAACTTTACGAATCTTACGAGGATCAATATATCTTAATTCTTGCACACCATCTTTAGGATTTTTATCATTAACAATTACTTGATAATAAATTCTACCATCAATGTACCAACGCTTAAATAAATCATCAGCAAGATTTGAAAAATTTAACATTTTTTGAATGTTATTAAATTCTTCTATAATTTTTTTCTTAATTGATTCTGGTTGTTTTAGATTATCTAAATTAATATCTATAACTTTACCATCATCAGCGTGTGTAATTGCCTCATTAATAATTTCGTCAATAGCCATATCACACTCAGGGTGATTTGACATTTCACGATAACGAGTAATCAATTCTAGTTCATTGCGAACAGAACCTTCTAAATCTACATAGGTTCCATAGTGCGAATTTTGAGTGATGGTAACTGCACCATCATCAAGTGCCTCTGTTGGAAGCGTGAAAGAAGCTTGTTCAGGCTTTTCAACCTGAACAATATCTTTTTTACCTAGAGTAAAGCCAAATAATGTTACAGCCACGGAATATACCTCATTCTATATCATTTTAAAAAGTAAAAAAGAAACAAATTTCTTTTTTTTACACAACACCATCTTCAACCGCTTCCCACCACTGGAAAGACAAACTTACGGTAAATTCTTCAATAGCATCATTTGAACCCCAATCAACATCAATTGGAGCTATGTCAGTTGGAAACACACCTAAAAAGTTATAGGTTTTTATTGCATCTCCATTTTTACCGTACTGGACAACTTGAGAATCAACTGTATAGCTTCCAGGTGTTTGTGCTAAAGGATTGCGAACATTCAGACTATGACTATTTATGCCGTTCATCCATCTTTCAAATGCATTACGGACCACAAAATCTTCATCATTAATAATTGTAATTGTCCAATCTGTAAATGTTCTATTACCAGCAAATTTTAATTCACGACCAAAGTATTGAACTGGCACAACGCCTATGGTTGAACCAGGCAATTGTGCAGCTCTACACATAAAGGTCATCTTTTGCTGTGCGTTCGCTGGATTAGAAAATCCAGGAAAAGGCATCGTCACCTCAAATAAATTTGGGCGAGCGCCGTCTCCTGTCATCTGCGAACGGAATTGATTAATATTAAATGCCATTTGTTTTCTCCTGTTCCTTTATGTATTAGAATCGGCCAACGATTTCATCAAACGAAACGCCGGTACGAACCGCAACAAAATTCAACTGAATGAAGTTAACTGATCGAGCTGGCTTAATATAGATATCACCAACAAACTCATTGCGATCAATAATTTCACCAGTATTATTAGTTGTATCGCAAACAACACGATAGTCGGTAATACCACGGCGACCTTGAACATCACGCAGATAAGGTTCTACTAAGTTAACAAATTGAGCTCTTGTAAACTGGTCGTTAAATTCAAACATCGTTGAACGAGCAGCACGAGCGATAGTTTTCTCTAATACAATAAACAGACGGCGAACATTGATACGATCAAATACTGATGGACGACTCAACAAAGTTTTATCGCCAAACAGAATTGTGCCTTCACCTTGGAAAGTAACGACAGGATTAATACCTTGAACATATAGGTTATCACGATCAGTCTTAGTTGGATTCCAAGCAAGTTTAATCAAATTCTTAATTACGCCACGATTTAAACCACCTGGTGAGAACCAAGGATCACGCTCAAGGTCTGTGCGAGCACAAACACCAGCAATATCACCATTCAAAGGAACCCAACGGTAAACATCGTTGTATTTGTCATACTGATATTTATAGCCAGAATCAAGAACAGCATATGAAGAACTTGATAATCCAGAACGGAAAGAAAGAATACTTGTAGTCTCATTACCAGCATTATTAACAACTGATGCCTTTGTTGGTGACAAGAAAACCATACAATCTTTGCGAGATTCAACAAGAGAAATTAGACCAGCTGCTATTGTTGCATTTCCTGGACCAGAAATTAATAGCGACAATTCAACAGAATCTTGAGCTGCAAAAAAATCATATGCTGTGTCAACTTCAGTATTACCAATTGTACCGTTTGCACCAGCTAACATTGAAGCTGAGAATGGAGAATTGATGTTTGTGAATGTTTTAGCAACAGAACTTGTTCCCCAATTTGATGCACCTGGTTGATGATTTAACCACCAAACATATTGTGATCTATTATTAATAACATTTTTATAATAATTTGATTCACCTTCGTTAGTTATTGCATCTGAAGCTTTTGATACAAATGAGTATTTTTCAAGAACTGTATTTGCAACGCCAGAGAATATACCATCTTCATCAATAACAATGACATGCAATTCATCGCCGCTACCATTATTGTCTGAAGTGTAATCAGATGTTCCTGGTGCAACGCCAAACTGGTCAGCATATTGCCATTTGCGTAAGATTGCTGTACCTACAACAACTGCTCCTGGTGCCGTGGCTGTAATAATTGCAGTTGCGTTAACAGAAGCTACACGAACATATGATGAACCACCATTAACAGAAATCAAGTCACCAGCAACCAAATTGGCAGCTGCGTTTGCATTACCGTTAACATTAATTGTGGTGTCAGTAGCTCCAACAGCATTTGCTCTTAAAGAATCTGTAACTGTTAAGTTTGCTGAAAATGCTTGTGTGCTTGGGCAGATAGAAATTCTTAGTGAATTTCCACCATCACCAGCGTAACGAGCACCGAATGGTCCCAGTGATGTATTGGCCGATGATTCCCAGTTTGCAACATAGTCGCTTTCATTTTTAATCAAAGCACCAACGCCGTTTGCAGTGGCATTATATGTTGACGAAGTGTTTGCAGCACGAACAACTTTTAAATTATTTGTATAAGCTAGAAAGTTTGCAGCTGAGAACCAGTATTCATAATTTGTAGAGTCTGGCTTACCAAAACGATCAACAAGGCGAACCTCGTCAGAAATGGTAATGACTTCACCAACTGGACCCCAGTTAAAATTTCCAGCGATGCCACCAATTGAAGTAGCAATAGAAGGGATAACTGTAGTCAGGTCAATTTCTGATACATTTACCCCAGGTGATAGCTGAAATGCCATGGATTTCTCCTTAGTTTACGGGTCAATTATTCTTTATGTTCTATTTAGTGTTTTAAAGATTTGATGATAGATAACCAGCTGGAATTTCTGGTTTCCAAACATCACCAGAATCTACAACAAATTGTTCTTCTAATCCATTTTGTATGAATCCAAAAGGAATAACATCTTCTTCAATTTGTTTAATTCTGGCTTGATACATGGATTCACGAATATTGATATTACTTAATTCTTTAAAATAAGGGTTTGTAGTTAACCAACTAAACAAAACCAATGGCATCACCAAATCGTCATGGTAACCATCATCAGCTGCATAACTATCTTTTACTTGGATAAAAGTTGATATTTCAGATATGGTATCTGCATCGGTAATTAAAAGCTTACTTTCTTCAAGTAAGGATTTAAAGGTGAAACATCCAATGCGTTTTACTCGCTTATCGGTTTGAACACCTAACTGAGTTTTACCTCCACCAAAACCACCAGAAACAACTTGCCCTTTTTTGGTATCTCTGTTTACAAAGATGATATTGTCATATTCCAATTCATTGTGCATGATATGAGCCACCTGCTCACTTGAGTTAACCTCAATCAACACATAAGCGTTATTATAATCTCTTGCCATTTTATATATGACACTAGGGTATAGCATAGGTGCTATCTTATTATCTCTAAACTTTCCAACCAGCTTATAAGGTATATCAGTAATGTCTACAATGACAAAGGCTGAATAGTCGCCACCAACACCCTTAGCTGTATCGGCAACAATAACATAGGTGTGAGGCTTGGTAACTAGGTTTTCATCATCATCTCTTTGGCCATTAATTGGGTATTCATACAAGTCTAAACCGTCTTTGGAATAGACTGTAGGACAAGTTGACATGTATTCAATAGTGTCTGAGTTAATAAGTGTTAAGGACGATCCTAAGAACTTACAGAGCACTTCCTGATTGTATTTCAGATCACCAAGCTGACGCTTCTGTTCAAGTGCCCACTTCTCATCTCTGCCTGGAATCTCCCAATATGGAATGTACATGGGCACAAAGTCGTTGTTTTTATTAACGGCATCATTCCAAAATTTCCAAAAATGATTATAACCCAATGGTGTTGATGTAATAAGAATCTTTGTTGTTTGACCGGCAGAGATAACTGGATATACCGCAGTAAAGAATGCATCAGCCACAGTATTTGGAATAATTGCAGCTTCGTCAATATACAATAAGTTAACTGATTTACCACGAATACCAGCAGCAGTTGTTGCAGCAGTAAAAACAATAGACCCGTTTTCTAATTCAATGTCACCTTTGTTCCAAGTCTTAACACCTTGTTGCATCCAATTGGGTAAATATTCAAACATCAATTGATATCTCGCCATAATTTCACGAGCAGTTGTAGCCTTGTTTGCAAGAACGGCTACATTTTTGTTATCTTGAAATAAGGTATACCAAAGAATATAAGCTGCAGCAGATGTTGTTTTACCTTGCTGCCTACCTTCCATAAGGATAACTTTACGGTTATCGTGAATCAGTTTAATCTTTTTCTTTTGACAATCGTAAAGTTTGAATGGCTGAATACCATGGTCTAGTGTTACAATATAGCAATAATTATCAATAAAATAAATTGGATCTTCTACACACTTAGCTATTTCCAATACCTGTTCTTCGGTATAAGAAAAGTCTACTCCCGTTCTTTTTAGTGAGAAGTTACCATTATATCCACTATTCATTATTTTATAATACTACGCATCATCCATGCATTTTTTTGGTGAGCTCCTAAAAGCTCTTGTAAAAAATTAGATACTGCTGGTTCACCAGCTTGTTCAGCTGCAGCTATGCCTGCTCGTAAATGAATAATAAACCGATCATTATCTTGTTTGAGTTGTGATATCATCATTAATGCGGACGGAACAACATCAACAGCTTCTTCAATATCTGCCAATTCTAGAAATCTTTGCATGGATCCTGGAGCATACGAATCTAGATAACGAATATGTTCTGCGATTAGATCAACTTGATCAAAAACTTGAGTATAAAAATTCTTTAGAAAATCGTGATACTGAGGAAAATTTGAACTTTCAATATTCCAATGGTAGTTGTGGCTCTTCAAATACAAAGCAAAGTTTGTACCTAAAATAACTTTAAGTTGTTGAATGAGTTGTTCCATAATTATTTGTTCTCTCTTATTTGTTTTAATAATTCTGCCGTTGATCCCACAAATACAGCTTTTTCCACATTTATGGACTGTTTAATATCTTGTGGTTTTAACTCTTGTTTTTTCTTTTGTATGTCCAATAAATCTTTATTTAAATCTGAAAGTGTTTTAATGAAATTACCCAACACTTCATAGGCTCTTGGGTGCTCAGATTCTTGTGCTACTAGCATCAAGTTATCTATCGCTGTTTCACCTTTACCTAAAAGAGATTTAATATTTTTTCTAGCTAACGCAGAATCAGCATCAACTTCATCAGATAAAACAACATCTGTTTTTTTTGGTAACTCTACTATTTCAGTATGTTTAATAGGTTCAACATCAAAAATTTCAGATAGATTATTGTTTAATTTATTCATAATGTATTTGGCCATTCAGTAAATAACTCATCAAATCCATAAGCACTATTTGCATTAGCTGTAATTGGATCAGGTGTTGTTACGATCATAAAAGCTTTAACTGGATTTTTATCAAGTGTTGAAATTGTATACGAAGCATTTGAATACATGCCAACAATTTTATCATTCACAGCAAGGTTTTTATTTAACGCACCAACAACCAATGTTCCAGATGCATTATTACTGAAGTATATAACTTCACCTTTTACACCTCTTGAAACAACCTCAATATCTTCACCTGTAGTATATACTCCGGTTCCCGTTGCATAATTTACATAAACTTTTTGTGCATCAAGATTTCTAGCATCAGTATATATGTTTGTGTTAGCTTGGCGAATGACACTACTTACTTTAACTGGAGGCCAAATATAAGCTTTAACTGTAAAAGTTAAATCCCACATGACCAATCTTGTTGTTGAAAAATCGCCTTCATAATCTGTTGATGGAGAAACAGATGTTAAAATGATAGGCACATCATAGACCTGATCCATTTTATTAATAAAATCTATTGTAACAGTAAAATCTGGCGTAAAAAATGGTAAAATTTGTTCTAGTATTTGTGTCCCATCTTCTGTATTTCTAACATAAATTGATAAAGTGAAATCAAAATTATAAGGAATTGGTGCATACTGACTGTTAAATTTTGTTGCATTGTTAGCTGCAAAATTCTGTAGAGTTGACATTTGTTTGCGGCTAGAATCATATTCCATACCAACCAAATCAAAACTCATTCTTGGAACAATGGTTGCGATTGATTTTGTTAAATTTGGGTCAGAAGTAATTCGTGCAAGATATTTTTCTTTTGCACCATAGGAAAGTGGTACTTTTGTAACTTCTTTTGCCGTTTGACCATCTTTGGTGTAACGAACCAATTGTATATCATTAAACATGGTGCCAAATGCAACCACGATTTTACGAATTGTTCTATTATAAAAATGACTGTTGCCAAGCATCAAGCTTCTCCAAAAGGATTATGCTCGGTAAAATCAAGTATAGAATCCGATTCTGTTTCAATACGATTATTATCTACAATATCCTCAAATGCATTATCCATCGTTGCTGTATCAGAAACAGTATTAATGATCCAATTTGCATTACCAGTATTACCACGAACATTACCAGAATTAAATGTACCTATCACTCTTATAACATCAAGAGAAACACCTGTGTTATATGTATAAACTATTGCCTGTGCAGTAGCGTTGGCTAAACTTGATCCTTGATATACAATTTCATTTGCGACAAAAGCACCTGTGCCTCCAGCATTTAATGAAATTCTATTTCTTGGATATAAATCAAATATTTGGTTATCAATTTCCGATATACCAGTTTGAATAACCTCACTTGAAAACACAAACTGTTTAAGTTTTAATGCGTAAACATAAACATTACCACCACGACCACGGCCAAGTGTATAAAACATGGCTTGGTTATTTTCATGTTCTACAAAAGTTATTTCAAAGAAGTTACGAAACAATGGAATGTAAATCAAGTCTCCCTCAAGTGGTCTAAGCTGATTTACAGTAAAGCCAAATCTGCGGCGAGAAACGAGTAAGGTTACTTCATCTCGGATTTCAAGTCCAAATTTGGACATAAAATCACCTTCACCTTCCATGCCAGTAACATTTTCCAAATACATCTCTAGTGGATATGCAGTTGTATATGTTTTTAATGTATCTTCACCATACAACAGATCAACAGAATCTCTACTGGATCTTGGCATGTAATAAACATCCATGCCGTTTATTCCAAGAGATTCTATAACCAAGTCCTCAACAAGAAGTTGCTCGCTGGTAACTTGATTAGCTGGAAAATTCTGGAAATATAGGTTGGTTGCCATCAGTTTTAACCAAGCATAATTTCGTTCGGCAAAACATTTATGATTTGCATTTCTTCTTCTAACTTGGCAATTTCTTCCACAGCTTCATCATAAATTTCTTTACCGTTTAATGTCACACCACCTGGCAATTGCACACCTGCAAACTTTTTAAGGTTATTACCCCATTGCATTTTGATTAATGCTGTGGAATATTTCTTTAAAAATCTATCACCCCAAACATCAGAGTTGCCAGAAATTGTTCCAGTTACATTAGCTGCGGTATTAACCATTGGCCCACGAACTGTTAACGATGTTGGTGATAGTATTTTATCCACTTGGAAATTATCAACACCATTAAATGTAATGAAATCATTTTCTAAAAATTGTTGATCAAATGTTGTGCCAAAACCTAATACAGAATTACTGCCTGATGTATATGACATTGTGCCTGAGAGAGTAACCACATCAGGATTTAATGATCTATAGCATTCTACAACCACATACTCACCTGGCTGAACATCTCTTGTCCAATCAATATCTAAAAAAACTTTATTTTGTTTACGATTAAATCTGAATTGTGGAGTGCCAGAGAACAATAACTCAAGCGTTCTTATATGTTGCATGGTGATTTCATATGACACATAAGAAACAGATGTGAAGTCATACAAATCATGCAGGCGTAATTGATAACGCAAGTCAAACATATTGATTGATGCGTTAGAGTTATTAAATGGAAATACACCTGTTACAAATGTTACCGCATCAGGTGCGTATATCCATCGGCGATTAATATCTGCGACTGTCAATTGGTGCTTCATATACATCTTCTCTGTACCATCAAAATGGTAGTCTTGAAAGTATGATAGAGCATCGTCTATACGGTCTTCCACTTGGTCATCATCCACATTAATTTCAATAACGGGGAAACCAAGTTTTCTTAGACAGTAAGTTTTGAATTGAGCACGAGTTGAAGGTGTAGCCATTTTTTATCCTAAAGCAATTGAAAGTGCCAACACATCTGGAATAGTTGCTGCTGTATTCGCTTTAGTAAATGCAGCATTAGCTGTATTTAATGCAACCGTAATACTGTTGTTTTGTGTTGTATTGGTTGTTGTAGCAGCATTAGCAGCTGTAAAAGCACCGTTAGCATAAATTGATGCCGAGTTGGCAACATGACTTGGAGTATTAGCAGCTATAAATGCTGCTGTGATGCTGTTGTTTTGCGTAACATTGGTTGCTGTAGCAGCATTAGCAGCTGCAAAGGCACCGTTAGCATAGATTGCAGCACTATTAGCAGTAAAACTTGGAGTATTTGCCTGTAAGAAAGCCGCTGTGATGCTATTATTTTGGGTAGCATCGGTTGAAATAGCAGCATTGGCAGCAACAAATGCTGCATTAGCTGTATTTAATGCAACTGTGATACTATTGTTTTGTGTATCATTAACACCACTTTCATTATTAGCTTGACTAAAAGCTGCATTTGCTTGATTAAAAGCAAGTGTTGTATTCGCAGCAACAAATGAAGCAGGTTGTTGAATAACAATATTACCAACCATGCCACCATGAATGGAACATTGATAAACATAAGTTGAACCTACTATATCAAAGGGAACTTTCCAATATAAAGTTCCTGTTACTTGGCCTTGTGCGCTTGATCCAGTTAAAACTGTCCCTGTGTTAGAAACATGAGTAAGTCCTGTATCATAATTTGCACCACCACTGGACACCCGAATCATAAACGGATGACCAGTAACATTATTTAATTGAAAGGCTAGTGTCTCACCGCCAGAAACATATATTGAAGGATTGTTTCCTGAATATTGATCTATTAGATAAGCAGAGGCACCTGAATTTGTTACCGTTAATCTTGTAACAGCGCTTATAAAGTTTGAGTTCGCTTGAGTAAAAGCTGCATTAGTATGATTAAATGCAGCCGTAATGGAGTTGTTTTGTGTAGTGTCAGTAGCAGTTGCAGCATTAGCGGCCGCAAAAGCAGAATTAGCATAACTTTCAGCTGAATCAGATGCAATGAATATTGAACCATTACCATTGTTTGCTGCCCATTTACCTGATGTTTCAATCCACAAGATTGAGGTATTTGGTTGAGCACCACGGTCAACCTCAATACCAGCATTAACTGCTGGTTGAGCTGATTGATTAATGGCCGCATTAACAGTAATGATATTATCTGCAATTAATACTGTTGAAGTGTTGGTATAAGTTGTAAGACCGGTAACAGTCAGATTACCCGAAATACTTAAATCACCAGTAATTATGCCACCAGTGTTAGCATTGATACTATTATTAGCTCTAGTGAAAGCACCATTAGCATATATCGCTGCTGAGTTGGCAACATGACTTGGTGTATTAGCAAATATAGCTGCTGAAGTAGCTATCTCTCTTGCCACATTATCAATTGCAGCACCACCAGAAATAGTATTAGCAAAAGCAAAAGCAGCATTGGCTGTATTCAATGCAACCGTGATGCTATTATTTTGTGTAACATCGGTTGCTGTAGCAGCATTAGCAGCTGTAAAGGCACCGTTAGCATATATCGCTGCTGAATTAGCTACATGACTTGGAGTATTAGCTGCAGCAAAGGCACCGTTAGCATATGTTCCAGCAGATAAAGCATTTACGGCCGCTGTATTAGCAGCAGCAAAAGCACCGTTAGCATAGGTGGTAGCCGTATTAGCCTGAAGAAATGCGGAATTAGCATATGATGCCGCAGAGTTTGCTGTAAAACTTGGTGTATTTGCTTGTAAAAATGCAGCGTTAGCATATGTTCCAGCTGAAGTAGCATTTACGGCTGCGGTATTAGCTGCAGCAAATGCACCGTTAGCGTAAGTACCAGCTGAAGTAGCATTTATGGCTGCTGTATTAGCAGTTATAAAGGCACCGTTAGCATATACACCAGCACTAGTTGCTTTATTATCCGCAGTATTAGCTGTAGCAAAGGCACCGTTAGCATATACTGCTGCTGAATTGGCAGTGTGACTTGGAGTATTAGCTTGTAAAAATGCGGCATTGGCAGTATTAAATGACGCCTGAGAAAATACTGCATTAGATGTTAATGAACTTTCAAGAGCTAAGGGAAAACCGCCAGATGTTGTTCCATCGTGGACAACAAGTGTTTTCTTATCGGTATCTACGGTAATTTCAGCAACAACGCCGGTGAATGCACCAGTTTGTGTTGTATTACCTCTTCGTATTTGGACTTGTGTTGACATAATAGTATTTATAGTGTCCCGTAATCTATGCTGTAATTAATTGAATCATACACAAATCCATAATCGACGGTTAGGCCTTGTGCGCCAGGAATACCAGCAAATGTTATTGTTTTTGTTGTTGAATTAGCTAAAACAACAACACCAGATTCACCAACAAAATTGACTTGTGAATTGGCAGCAGATGCATTAGCATATGTATCGTTGTTTGCGGTGTAAATAATACCAAAACCAAAATCGGTAGTACCACCGCCTGAGCCAGCATTTGCGGTATATTGTTTTGAACCATCTGCAAACTGAATGAAACCAGTATTGGCCACAAAATTGTTTGCATATATTGTGTTTGCACCTTGAATATTACCAAAACTACCTGTTGTAATAAACGAAGTGGCTGTAATTGTGCCAGTAACAGTACCGCCGTTATTAGCATCTAATGAATTGTTTGCTCTTGTAAAAGCTGCGTTGGCATAACTAGCGGCAGAATTAGCAGTAGCACTTGGAGTGTTTGCTTGTAAGAAAGAAGCATTAGCCTGAATAAAGGCCGCATTAGCAGTATTTCTTGCTGTTGTGTCTGGTGATGATGTAGGATTTAATAGGTTTGTTCCTGCACCACCAACACACTCTGTTAAATCAATATATGCACCACGAGCTGAACCGCCTTGCTCAAAAAATCTTATTTTATTCTGAAAGGCATCAATTGTGATTCCGGTGCCAACTAGTGTAGTGTTTGATGCCGGTTTTGCAAGTAATATTTCACCACCCTCATCACCAACAGAGTTGGTAACAGATATTATTTTGGTGCTGAATATGCCAGATGCTTTATCAAATGATAGGTCAGAATTTGAACCTAGAGTGCCACTATCATTGAATTGAATTTCCTTATTAAGACCTGCTGGTCCCAAATAAGGATAGTGAGTGATGACTGAGCCTGCTGGCGTGGAATAGAAAAACTTTCCATCACGACTGTTGATAGAAATTTCACCATTGGCCAGCGATGATGGTACATTGCCGGTTTCTGTTGAATGTTTAAGTTGAATTACTGTATTTGCCATTAGAATGTACTACCGTCCTCAACCTTTATTTTGAATAGGTCACTAACAGCAGAATCAATAGACAATATTTCTTCAGGTTTAACAGTATTGATTTTCTTTAATTTAGTAGCAGGAAGATTTACTTCAAGTTTAGAAATGTAATTTTTTAATTCTAACAATTCTGCATCCTTGTCCAAAATCTCTTTTTGTTTTGCTTCTAAACTACTTTCCAATCCAGACATTTTTTTCATTGCATCATTTAAAGCAGATTGGATTCTAGTCTTTTCTTGGACTATAGCATCATTGCTTTCTGCTTGCACTTTATAATGTTGCGTCTGACCAATTTGTTGCAAAGCTTGTTGATGTGTTGCTGTTAATTCATCTAGTTTTGCCTGTAATTCTGCTTGACCGTTGGCTTGTTTTTCAAACAATTTTAATCTTGCTTGAAACATAAAGTTCTGCTTAAGAATTGAATCTAAGTTCTCAAGCAGAACCTCTTGATACGCATTTGAAAATTCCACACTCATAATAACTCCTATTCATTATGTATTATTTAAAAAGTACCACCTTGGAGATGTGCAAATGTTGGAACTCCAGATGCATTGATAGTTAACACATGGCCTTCAGTTGACGAAGATGCGGTAGTAAATGCTGATGTGCCTTGGCCTAACAGAACACCATTTGTTGTAAATGTTCCTGCACCAGTACCACCTCTTTCTACACTTAATGTACCAGATGTAATTGCAGAAGCACCAATTGCAATAGCAGTTGAGTTTGCAGAACTTATACGGCCATTAGCTTCAACACGGAAAGCAGCAACAGCACTAGCACTACCATGATGAGCAGCTGTAACTGTGATGCCAGTAAAGTCAGTATTTGCTTGTGCGAAAGCACCGTTAGCATAGACACCAGCTGAGGTGGCCTTATCATCAGCGGTATTAGCAACTGCGAAAGCACCGTTAGCGTAAGTACCAGCTGATAAAGCATTTACGGCCGCTGTATTAGCAACAGCGAAAGCGCCGTTAGCATATACACCAGCACTAGTTGCTTTATTATCCGCAGTATTAGCAGCAACAAATGCACCGTTAGCATATACACCAGCTGAGGTGGCCTTATTATCAGCAGTGTTAGCAGCTGCATAAGCATTACCTGAAAACAGTTGAATGTCTTGACCACCAATCGTTACAGAATATGCTTGAACATTTGCAATAAGTGTTGCAGCATTAGCAGCCGTTATAGAACCAGAAGCAAGAGCATTTGCAGTTGGATCTTGTGTCAATCCTTTAAACAGGAAGAATGTATCTGATGCAGCAGGTCTTGCCAAACCAGCATATTTTAGACCAGTTGAATCATATTGACCGTAGAAACCAATATCTAATACATCACTAGCTGTTTGATTATTTGCTAATTTAATTAACGAATCTTCAACAGATAAGACTTCCGTATCAACAAATGTTGTGTTACCTTGAATAGTTAAATTACCAGTAACAACTAATGAACCTGTAATTGTACCACCAGTATTTGCATTAATACTGTTATTAGCTCTGGTGAACGCAGCTGCGATTGAATTGTTTTGTGTTGTGTCCGTGGCTGTAGCTGCATTAGCGGCTTCAAAAGCTCCTCTTC